TTAGTCTGTCTTAAGTTTTGCTATTTCAAGTTTATTCTTATCACCATGAATCCACTTAGCATAACGTTTCATGAGCATTTGAAGGCTATGACCGAGTTGATCGGCAACAAATACAGGATTAACCCCATCCATTAAAAGCATAGTTGCATACGTATGCCTCGCGTTATACGCTGGACGATGTCTAATGCCGCAAGCTTTCATTGCTTCAACTAAACGATTCCTAGGCGGTTTTTCATTAAAGAATGGCTCACCAGTTTCAGGGCAAATCAACAGATGTTTACCCTTAAAGCTATTTTTTCTTTTGAATTTTAAAAGTTCTTCAATAGCTTTCTTTGATCTTTCATTTAAATAAACTTCACGTGCTACGCGAGTTTTAGTCACATTCTTTTCAATACCGCGTACACGGCTTTTTGTGACACGGAAAGTATCATTAAAAAGGTCAATATCAGACTCGTGCAGTGCAATCAGTTCTGATGGTCGGCAGCCTGTCCAGAAAGCTAATTCATAATACCAGTGGTAAAACTCTTCATCATCTACCATATTTTTTTCTAGATATTCGAGAAGTGCATTCATTTCGGTACGATTAAATGGATCGGGAATATCTACCTGAATTTTTTTATTCTTAATTGCTTCAAGAGGGTTACTTTCAATATATTTATTCTCAAATGCATACTCAAAAACACCGCGCAAAGGGATGAGGCAATTGTTTAGGGTTTTAGCAGTCTTAAAATCACGCTCAATAATGAGTTCTTTAATATCTTCAGAAGTGATTTGATGAATTGGTATAAGGGCTAAATCAGGCATCCAGTGATGCTCTAGAATATTTTTATAGCCCTTTTTTGTGTCTAGGTTGCTTTCGCATAATTTCAAATATTGCTGTGCAGCATTCTGAAAAAGTATACCTTCTCCGACGATAACTGAGTTATCGTCGGTATCCAGTCCTTTGGCTTCAGCAATATCTTTTTCAGTTAAGATACCCCATTCAGCCTTAATAATTAGTTGATCTCTAATTTTAGCGGCTGCCGTGATGCCTTCTGTACTCGCGGGGTGCGGTAGCGTGATGTTGTAGGCTTGTTTGTTTCGCTCGAAATAGATTTGCACTGCACCATTTCTGATCCGCACGCCTTGAGGTAACGATTTTGAGCTTGTTCTGTCAGCCATTGGTTATAACCTTTGATTGAATAATATATGTTGCCGTCTTGCTTTGCCCAAACTAAATCTTCAGGCCAATTTTTACGTCTGTGAGTTAGCTTTTGCTCATCAATTCCTGTCAGTTTTGCGAACTGACTGGCATCAACCCAATCTATTGGAGTCAGGCCGAGTTGAATCAGAGCTTCTACAATTTCATTCATTTGCCTGGTCTCCTGGAGATTGATTAACACTTAATTCATCCAATGCTTGAGCAAACAATTTCATGCCTTCACGTAAATGACGTGCATACTTTTCTGGTGCTGGATCGGCATAGATGAAACGTCCACCATGTGAAACAGGTACAGGTGGATTAAAGCCTGCATTTCTGTACACGCTCATGATGTGCCCACCTAGCAAGGACTCCAGCTTTTGAACGGTTTTAGGGTCCTGTAATTTTTCAATATATGTAGCCATTACCAGTCACCTCCACTTATTCTCCAACTAAGAGCGTCGCTATTAGCTGCAACCAATTCTTGATGATGTGGTTGACCATATTTATCAGCATGCGAACTTCCAAGTAGTAATACCATGGCATCACTTGGACAGTAATATTCGGCATTTGGGAAATACTCGCGTACTTCATCAAGGAGTTTTGCAAGTGCTGTGTTTAAGCGTTTAAAACGTTTTTCAAAGTTTGGATTAGCTGTGTAAAGCAAATCGCTTGCATCTAATTCACCTTCAGCAAGAACTGCCAAAACTTCAGCTTCAGATAAAGCTTTATATTTCATGCTCTAGCTCCTTTAAAAAGGTAAATCGATTGCCCAGTTGATGAATGCATTGCCATCTGAATAAAGCAAATCACCAGTATTAGAGCAGTTCGGGCATTTAACTTTGCCTGACCATAAATAGCCTGTGTTTTGAGGCTCAACTTGTATTTCCATGTATTCCGAAAACTCGCATAGCGAACACGTCGTTGGAAATTTAATATTGAGGGTTTTTAAGTTCTCATTTACTGGATGGCATTTAATGCACATGTCTTCTAATCGGTGGATATGACCGCAATGACATTTGGTAATCGCTGCTGAATAAGCGTTGTAAGTTTTAAAAATTGCATAAGTCCCGTGATTTTCATCACCGCCTTGCTGCTTGAAATAAAAACCATTTGAGATTGCTAATTTCTCAAATCCTTTAAGTGTTAAACCTTCAAGATTGAGTGTTTTATTAACAAAGTCCTCAATAGCTAAATCAATGTTATTCATTTTTTTTCATCCTGTTCAATTTCCAAAATTGCTTCCTTGATCTTTTTATAGTTCTCGGCAGAACAAGGACGAGTGAAGTTTTTAATTTGTGAAATAAATGAAGGGGAACATTCTAACTTTTGAGTTAAGAGAGTGCCGCGGCCTGTGCTTTGATCAAGCCATTTGATCAATTCATTTATCTGCGCTCTAGTAGCTCGTTTACTACTTTTCTTTTCTGACTTTTTAGCCTTATGGTTTTTAATAGACTTGGTCATCATTTCACGCAAAGTTGATTGAGCACTGATTGACTGATTGTTGAAATACCAGGCATGACCACTTTCACCATGAGCCAGTTTTTTGATTTCATTGCCTTGTGCTAACCAAGCTTCAACTTGATCATTAAGGCTTTGCTTAAAATACGAATGTAATGGGCAAATATGCATTAGAATCTCTCCAGGCAACTAACTAAGAGATAGCCCGCCATTAACAGGCCAAGAATTGAAAAACCAAGTAACTTTTCCATTTTCATTCCATCCATGTAACGCAATTTGCTGTGTCACATTGACCAGAAATATGGCCGTTATGAGAGCTAATTGAATAAAACACTTCGCCTTCTTCACAGATCGGGCAATCTAAAGTGCCGTTAATGGTTTCAGCAGGGCGTTCTACTCCATGCTTATCGGTAATTACCTGGCGTACTTTTAAAACCGCATCGAACCAATTCATGACGTTCTGCCTCCATGAATTACCTGGACAAGTTGGCGTTGAGCTTCTTGTAAACGAGCAACCAACTGACTTACAGATTTTCCAAAAGGCACAACGATAGCTAAGGTGCGCTTTTCCCAATCTCTTTTTGCGTGCTGATAACCACCGAAGTAAATGTAGATACGAACTTCTTCAGTGTGGTTATAAAGTTTGAAATTGATTTGAAGTCCTGGCTTAGAAAGCTGAAAGCAGCTACCTGCTAATTTCATGATTTCTTGTTGAACTTGAGGGTTATGCTGGATCATGGCTATCACTTATAACTTGAGTGCGATAAGCACGACGGATTTTCATTTCAAAAGATTGTTTTTCTTTTAAATCAATAACCTCAAAATCATAAGAAGCATTAACAAAAGCATGGGCTTCTGTGTGTGCAATTAAAAGTCCGTCACGTGTACGGGCTTCACTTATCTTTTTGAGAGCTTTATTAATTTGATCTAAAGCTTTATCGCGAAAAATATTCATTCCAGATTCAGTTTGGGGTTGAGCAAAATCTGGAGCAGATAAACGGTTTCTTACTACCGCATGGAATTGATCATTAGTCATAATTATAACCTTTTTGGTATTAAAGTAATTTGAATGGTATTTATAAAGGTTATAATTTGTCAAGAAGAAATATAACTAAAAATACTAAATAAGTTTTAAAGGTATGTTTTTTAGTGTAATAAAGTTACAAAAAAAAGGAGCATATGGCTCCTTTTTTGGTTTTTTGAGGTTATTTTTTTATAAGTTGTTTTTGACTAGGCGGGAAAAAAGCCACTATAGGAAATTGTGTAACTGCAACACTCGAACTCAAAGAAATTCGTTCTCCTTCAATTGTTTCGATATCAATAAAACCGTCTCTTTCAAAAAGGTATTCACCACAAATTATTTTTTTATCATTGGTTTGGATAATTATGTCTTCACCTGGGTTGCACTTAGCTAACTTATCACAAAGTAAGACATAACCATTTTTAAAAGGTTTGATATAACCGCCACCTTTTACTTCAAATGTTATTGGCATTGCGACATTTGGCGGCATGTAAACAAAATGACTTGGTTCCGAAATCTCCACTATATCCACCGCTTTTCCTCTTTCTATATTAATATAATTAGTAATAGGAAGAAGTTTATAACCTTTTTGGGCTTCATCGGAAGTTATATTTGTTTGAATTTCATCTAAATTAAAATTGTTTGCGTCACCACCTGTCGCGAAGCCAGATTGAGACATAACAAGTTTTATTTCACTAGGTGAATGTTCATGATCTAACCATCCTTCAGGAAGTTTAAATGCTTCTGTAATTTTTAAAGCATTGTTGTTTCCAATGTTTTTGGGAGCATTAGTAGGAAGATATTGATTTAATAATAGATAATCAATTTTTACAAAAGCTGCAAAATCTTTTCTTTCAGCGTATTTAAGCATCTCTAAAACATTATTCTTACGTATTTGTTTAATGCTTAACATGAGGTTCTCCAAAGATTGACTAAATAGAAACTACTTTGTCAAATCGGTTATATTGAGACAGAGCGGTATTATCCTTGATCAAAAACAAATAAAAAATAACTTATAAAACAACCTTTAAAACCAAATAAGGCATTTTAGTATTAAAAAAATATTGATTAAATATAACCAAAAAGGTATTTTTAGTTGCAATGATGGTTGCACTGGATTTTTTAGATGAGTATTTCTTTTGATAGCTATGTCGATGGATTAAGTAAAAGTGGCAATTTAGCTGATTACGCCATGCGATCTGGAACATCTGTTAATTACATCCTGGTTCATTTAAAGCATAGAAGAAAGATTCCCCGCAAAGACTTGATCGTAAAACTAGCCGAAGAAAGTGCAGGAGCATTTAGCGCAGAAGAGTTAACTCTCTGGCTTTATCAATTCGAAGCCAAAGATACCCAAAAAAAAGAAATCAAAAAATGAATGTTATGGGAGATTTTTAACATGGTTTTATCTTTAATCGAACGTCGTGAAAAAACGGTTATGTCATTAGAGCAAGCTTTAAAAGCTGCTGTTTATCGTCCAGGTGATGAATACCTAATGGCACATATTGCAGAAAAGAACGGATGGAATATCAATACGTTCCGTAGTTCCATCAATCCAACGACTCCTACACATAAAGCAAATATTTACCATTTCGAAGCTATTTTAGATGAAACAAAAGATAGCAGGATTATGGATAGTGTTTGTGCAATTCATGGAAATGCGGCTTGGTTTGAGTTGCCTAAAACCGAAAACTTAAATACCGCCGATTTTGTAATGAAAATAGGCAAATTGGCACAAGAGCAGGGTGACTTATCTCAATCCGTAGCTAAAGCCATTGGCGATGGTTGCATTAGTGAAGATGAGTTAGCGGTAATTCGTAAAGATGCATTTGAACTTATTCGAGTTGTTTCAACGATTCTAGCTATGGCGGAAGAACATTATCGAGGTGAACATGGCTAGACCTAAAAAGGGCCTTGATTTAAAAATTGTTAAAGAAAAGACCTTCAATCAATGGGATGCTATTTATCCCCAATTTGGCATTACCATGCCGCCTAAAAAAAGACATTCCTCATGTCCATCATGTGGAGGGGAAGATCGTTTTTATTACGATGACAAACAAGGTTTCGGAGACTTCTTTTGTAATAACTGTGGTGCTGGTGATGGTATTGCATTAATTGGCCGAGTTACCAATTTAGCTTTGCCTGAAATTATCAAAGAACTTGCTGCAATTGTAGGAATCTCTGAAGAGACAGTTGTGACAGAAGCAGATCGGGAGAGATGGAGAAAAGAAGCTGCATTACGTAAACGTATGCATGAAGAAGAGTTAGAGAAAATTCAAAAAAATGCAGCTAAAAAAGCCCTTCGGCTATGGAACAATACGCACCAGGGAGATGAAGATAACTGTATATATTTGAAAGATAAAAAGGTCAAAATCTTTGATTGCCAAGTTAATTTTGATGGCGATTTAATTGTTCCTTTATTTAACGAAAAGCGAGAATTGTGGAACCTTCAATACATCAAAGCAGACGGTTCAAAGAAGTTTTTACCAGGTGGTCGTAAGAAAGGCTGTTTCCACATTATCGGGACTATTGACCTGGCTGATCCAGTGATTTGTATTGCGGAAGGATATGCAACAGCAGCATCAATACACATGGCAACCAATTTACCTGTCGTGGTTGCTTTTGATGCAGGTAACTTACCACCAGTAGGACAAGCAATTCGGTCTTTAGAACCAAATGCACGTTTACTCTACTGTGCAGACGACGATAGTGCAAAAGAAGATACTGGCCGAAAAATGGCTAATGAAGCTGTTGCTGTGACAGGCGGTATGGTTATTGTGCCTATCTTCAAACATGAAGATGGAATTAGTAATGAATCACCTGAGCTGACACAGCAACATGCATTAACTGACTTTAATGATCTCCACGTGAACTTTGGTTTAGAGGCGGTTAAGGGACAGATCGAAAGAGCCTTGGCTTCTTTCGCATCTTTCCCCGCACCCCTTTCCCCAACAGACCACAAAAATGAGGGTCAAAATCGGGAAATTTCATCTAGCGAAAATGTTTCATCGGATTGTGGGAACGAAAATGGGGGTTCCAAGGGGGAGGAAGGTGTTTACACCTTAAATTTAGAATCATGCCTTGGCAGATTTTGCCAAATTGAGGGTGAGTCTAAATATTGGGATATGCATAGAAAGGTTCAGATTAAAAAAACCGCTTTCCAAGATATGTTGGGGAGAAGTTTATTTACAGAATGGTCGAATCACCCAAAGCGAAAATTGATTGATAGTAACTCTGTTAAGAATATCTTAAATAAAGATATGGACCGACTTGAGCAGAATATGAGTGAAAGATTCATTATGCTCGAAGGTACAAAAGAATCATGGGATGTGAAGAGAAGGCGTACCGTCCGTAACGATACAATCAAGGATAACTTTCGTTCGGGTTATGAAGTTTGGATCAAATCAGAAAATAAAAAAATGATTTGGTTTGAAGACCTTGTATTCAATCCAACCATGAACGTTAAGCCTGGGCAAATCAACATGTTTGACGGTTTACCAATTGCTCCTATGCTTAATGATGTTGATCAGATGATTCCAATTAAGAGTGCAGCAGAATTATGCCAGCCAATTATTAAATTACTTCATCACACCTGTAATTATGACAAGGTTGTGGTGGATTGGATATTAAAGTGGTTAGCTTATCCATTGCAAAATCAAGGTTCTAAAATGGCTACTTCGATTCTTATGCATGGTGAAATTCAGGGAGCAGGAAAGTCATTATTCTTTGGAAAAGTTATGCGAGAAATTTATGGCAAGTATTGCGTGACACTTGGGCAAAACGGGCTTGAATCAATCTATACAGATTGGGCTGAACAAAAGCTTTATTGCATATTTGAAGAAATTTTTAACAATAAATCTAAGTACGGAATGATGGGCTTGATTAAGCACATGATTACGGGAGAAACGATTCGTATTGAGAAAAAATTCATGAGTGGTTATGAGCAATCTAACCATATTAACTGTGTATTTTTATCAAATGATACTCAGCCACTGCCATTGGAGGAAAAAGATAGACGTTTTCTTGTCGTTAAACCCTGTGGGAAATTAGATGATGAACTAAAGCATGAGGTACTTCAGTGTATTGATGGCACGGGAGTTGATGCGTTTTACACATTCCTTTTGCAACTACCTTTGGATGGTTTTACTACGCATACGGAACCGCCATATACGGATGCAAAGCGCGACATTATTCAATATGGTTTGCCCTCTTGGAAATTGTTTTACCAGAAGTGGAGTACTGGTGAGCTTGATTATCCTTTCTGTTGTTGCTTATCAACCGATCTATATAAGGCATATGTGAATTGGTGTAGGCATTCAACAGAAAAGCCTTTACCAGAAAATAAGTTTTCTTTTCAGATTGCAACTATTCCAGGTGTATCTAAAAGGCTTGGAAGGTATAGAGAGCAAGGTACAGGTTATAGCGTGGTAAAACCTGAGAGACAGAAGACAATAATTTTTGTACGCGAGCATGATCCTCAGTCAAATGAAACTCTTGTTGATTGGTTGACTTCACAAATACATGAGTTTAGTGCTAAAGTGCATGGAGATGTCCCGAATGTTTTACAACAAGCATAATAATACTGACATCGCCCATTGTTGTTTTCAGAACATGTTAAGGGCGTTAAGGGATATGTTAAGGGTATTTTTCTACACCCTTAACATTATCAAATCCAATCATATCAATGTTTACAGCCTTAATGTTAAGGGTGTTAAGGGTTTCGCGTGCGCGCGCATACGCGTGAAAATTATTTCTATAAATAAGTTAATTAATAAATTAATTGCTAATAAATCTCCCGTGCGTGAGAAAAACACCCTTCACACTCTTAACACCCTTCACAAGCCTTACCAACTAAGAGCTTTATATTTTTATACCCTTAACAAAACCTTTAACACCCTTAACATTGTGTAATGGATTAGGTGCAGAATGGAAAAATATTTACGGTTATTGAATCCTAAAACTACCAACTATGAAGCTATACCTTCAGGTTGTCATGGTGCTTTAACTACAGCAGATATTTGTATTTCAATTAGTTATGCGAAACTAACAAGAATTCAAAATATCTTATTAGATGTTTACGTATTAAAAAAATGTACAGTTGAACAGTTGAAGCTAATTAGTACTGATATTCATAAAGAACTAATTTCTACGGGCAAGTCAGAAAATACGGATGAGCATAGCACTTCGATATATATTGCTTTGGTTGAATTGTGCTTAGTAGCAGCAGATTATAAACCTACTGTTAGAAATCGTGGTTTGATTGGTGGTGTTTCTTATTTAAAAGTTCACCGTCGTTTAGGAGCTTTAATTGATTCATATCTTGAACTTTTTAAAGATGAATTAAACATTGTCTCTGCAAAGATTTCAAAACAGTTTGGTAATAAAAATAACTAAAAAAGTATTTTTGGTATTGACGGGTGAAACAAAATTAAAGTACATTTCACCACAATGGATAACTGTATTAAACGCTGTAGTTTCCTTCAGAGCTGAAAAGCTCTCTTTCAAAGCCCGCATGACTCCCTTTGACATGCGGGCTTCTTTTTTGGAGTCGGTTATGGTCATTGGTAAGGTATCGATTGAAATGAAACCGTGGGTTTGTTATTCCATCTATGCTCTCTATTTGATTGAGAAAAAGATCGGAAAACGAAAACTGACTTCAAAATTGATGACAAAACTTTTAGAGCGTTGCATTCAATTTGAAGAGATTGATCATGTCCAATCGTCCACCACAAAGAGCTAAGCGCCCATGTCTTGTGGGCAGTTGTAAAGATTTCGCATCGAACAAAGGTTACTGTGACCAGCATCAAAACCGAATCAAACAAAAAGATCGGGAGCGGGGCACAGCACACCAGCGCGGCTATGATGCCCGTTGGGAAAAAGAAAGAACAAAATTCTTAGATGAGAACCCGTTATGTGCTGATCATCGAAAGCGCGGATTGATTGAAGCCGCAACGGTTGTTGACCATATCATCCCGCACAAAGGCGACCAGGTTTTGTTCTGGGATAAGAACAATTGGCAACCGCTTTGCAAGTCATGCCATGACCGCAAGACAGCAACCGAAGACAAAGGCGGTTGGTCATATCAACCACCAGTTACACAAAAGCCAGTTGATTGTTATGTCTTTAAAGTTGGTGAATTGGTGCAAGCTGCAACGGCTTATGCAATTGACACTTTGTCGTGTGGTTGGACTGATAGTTTTGAAATCAAATCAATCGAAGATAAAAAGATTGAAGTGCATGATGCCGATGGTTTTGTTCATAAGCTGCATCACTCACACTTCAAGGCGGTGACTGCATGAGTTGCGAACGAGAAGTTATATTGCTCGGTGATCCGGTTGTATATCGTGATGACATCAAAGGCTTTGATGAACTAGGTGTCGTTGTTAAGACTGGCTCATCATTCGAAGTACTTTGGAATGGTGAAACAACTCCTAAAACTACAATTTACGAAAGACTACGTGGCGCTCGACTTGATGAAGTCGATGCTGGTTGCCGAGTGATCAAGGATAAAGAACATACATAACGGTCCTATGGTAGCGAATAGGTCTTGTGTTGACAGCCGGAAAGACGGCCATTGATTGAATCTGTACGCGATACAGTATGAGCAGAGCATAGTTATTGACGGGCTAATTAATGGTTTTCCATGTAGTCAATAGCAAGCAAGGGTTCGCAACTTGCCAATCGATGTTGATCGTGAGCACAGCGGTGCGTTCAGGTGCTGAACTGAAAACACTGACAGCTCGGAAAGACGGCAAAAATTTTCAGAAAAAAGGGGATAGGGGGTCAAAAGTCAAAAAGGCCCTCTCAGAAAAGACCGCCCCCCCGTCAAATTTTTGTGTGGTCAAAAGTCCATAGGGGGGTATACCTCTAATATTTAATCAGTTTTAAATTTTTGGAGGTCCTTATGTCAAACATGGGAAGACCTAGAAAGTCTTTACAAGAAAAAGTTTTAAGTGGTGGCCGCGTTCGAGAAGATCGTGATGAAGATGCACAAGTTGCGAATGCTGCTGTCGATCTTGGAATGCCACCATGCCCAGCATGGCTAAATAAAAAAGCCCGAAAACATTGGGACACATTAGGTCCAAAATTGGTTCAAGCGGGTTTGCTTAGTGTTGTTGATGGTGATGTGTTTTTACTGCACTGTGACAACATGGCAGCATATGAAGAAGTTCAAGAAAAATTGCAGGATATTAATTCTTGGGTTGCGACGACTCCAAACAAATTTGAAGTCCAGTCGGCATGGCTGCAAATCCGAAATAAATTGCAGGAATTAATTATTAAAACTGCCCGTGAATTTGGTTTAACTCCAGCGGCTCGTTCAAGTGTCAAAGTGAATAAACAACAGCAGCTTGATTTATTGGGTGCGGCTGCGGCCACTGAAGACGATGAATTTGCGGATATGAACATACGTACAAGTTAGGAAAATTTATGCGTGATTATTTTAAAATCGCGCTCCAGTATTGCCTTGATGTTCGCTCTGGAGTGCGTGTATCTGGGCAACTTGAAAAACTTGCCATAAAAAGATTTTTATCAGATTTAAAAAGATCAAATTTTGATGTTGAGTCGGTCGATGACGAAACACAAGAATTATTAAATCAACTGAAATTTAAACCTAGTCCAGATGTTGATTTTGATTATGAATTAAATCTTGGGCGTGTAGATCATGCCTGCAAATTTGTTGAAGCCTGCCCGCACGTTAAAGGGAAGTTGGCAAAAATAAAGCCTGATGGAACAAGACATCGATTGATATTAGAACCATGGCAGATTTTCGCTATGGTGAATATTTTCGGCTGGATTGATTCTGACAACAAACGTCGTTTTTTGTATGTCTATATTGAGGTAGCTAAGAAAAATGGTAAATCAACTTGGCTGGCTGCCGTTGCCTTATACCTGGCATTTCTTGACGGTGAAATGGGTGCTGAAGTTTATACAGCAGCGACATCAAGAGACCAGGCAAAAATCGTATTTGAAGATGCAAAAAAGATGGTGGAGTTTTCACCACGCATGTGTTCGAAATTCGGTATTGAATTTTCACAATATTCAGTCTTTCAGACCGAAACAAACAGCTTTCTTAAAGCGCTATCACAAGATCGGGGCGGAACAAAAGATGGTTTAAACGTTCATGCAGCAATTATTGATGAATTACATGCTCATAAAACTGCTGACATGTATGACATTGTTGCTAATGGTACAGCAGCACGTGAAGAGCCGTTGATCTTAGCAATTACAACTGCTGGTGATGACACTACAAGTAAATGTTATCAAGAACGGCAAATTGTTGTTGATGTTCTGAAAGGGAAGGCCACACACGAACAATATTTCGGAATGGTCTTTTGCTTAGATCGCGGTGATGATTGGCAAGACCCAAAAGTATGGCCTAAAGCTAATCCCAACTATGGGGTTTCAGTTAATGAAAAGTATCTTTTTTCAGTCTTTGAAAAAGTCAAAGTTAGCCCAAAGCAAGAAGGTATCACTCGCCAAAAGCACTTAAACGAGTGGGTAGGTGCTGTTGATGGTTGGATTGCTCCTTCTATCTGGGAAAAATGCTACTCAGAAGTTAAATATGAAGATTTAAATGGACAAATTCGTTTTGGCGGATATGACTTAGCTAGTCGACTCGATTTAGCTTGTTGGGCTGAGTTAATTCCACGAATGGAAACTGATGGAAAAATCCATTGGTATGCTTTTGTTCACTCTTATATTAATGAGCGGGTGATTGAAACCAAAACTGCAATTAATGGTGAAAAGCGTCCTGATGAATACCCTGTTTGGCGAGAACAAGGGTTTTTAAAAGTAACACCAGGTGAATCAACAGACTTCAAGCGAATTCAGCGAGATATCGAAGACGCCCATGTAAAAAATCCATTTTATGAAATAGGTCATGACCGTTATCACGCGGAACAACTGACAGCAAATTTGTTAGATGAAGGTATTTCAGTTGTTGAGATTCCTCAAACTACGGAATATTTGAATCCGGCAATGCGTTGGATTGAAGTTTTACTTGCTGAAGGACGTTTTCATCATAACGGGGACCCCCTTTTTAAATGGTGTGCTTTAAATGTCTTGGTTAAACCGGATGCTAAAGACAATATTTTCCCTCGCAAGGGAGCAGCAGGCAAAAAGATTGATGCAATGGTTGGGGTCATTAATGCCGCGGCACGTGCAAGGCATTGGGATAATGAGGAAGTTTTTGATCTGATTCCTGGTGATAACTCTGATGATTTTGACTTTGATGACTATATACAAAATATGGTAGTGGGGCGACGATGACAGCAAAAATTGCAAAAAGTCGGCTGTTTGAGTGTCTTGAAAAGGACAAAATCAATCGGGCCGTGGATGATGCAAAGGAGAGTAATACTCGAAGTACTGGTCCAGCAAATCCAGGGCGAGGAACATTAATTGATTTTCCCCGTTCAAAAAGTCGGATTGCTAGTACAGCGACTTGGGACCGTGCAATGACACTATCAGTAGTGTTTGCATGTCATAAAGTTTTAGCTGAAACAGTAGCAAGTTTACCCCTTGAAATGTTCATGTTTGATCAAGATCGGAACCGCAAACAAATATTTGATCATAAGTTGGCGAGTCTTTGGCGTAATAAACCAAATGACGAGCAAACTAATGTCGAATTTAAAGAAACATTTATGCTGAATTTAATCAGTGGAAATGTATATGTGCGCAAACATTATTACCACAAAGAGCTTAATCAACTTGTTGTGATAAATAATGCTTCTGTAGACCCAAAATTGAACAATAAAGGGAAAAAAGAGTATCACATCACCTATTCTGATGGAAAAAAGGAAATCCTGACAAATAATGAAATTTGGCACGTCAAATTATTTGGTACTGGTTTGGTTGGAATGTCGCCTTTGGCATATGCTGCCAGATCAATAGGAATTGGTCTTGCAACCGACGACAAAGTCGGTCGAATTATGGAAAATGGCGCTAAACCTTCAGGTGCGCTTTCAACAGATAAATCACTGAAAAAAGAACAACGTCAATCATTACGTGAAGAAATGGAAGAGCTAGTTTCTGGTGATGATTGGTTTTTACCAGTTCTTGAAGGTGGATTGAAATTTGAAAGATTTAGCTTAACTCCAGAAGATATTGAACTTTTAGAAACCAGAAAATTTACTGTTGAAGAAATTTGTCGTTTCTATGGTGTGCCAAGTGTACTTGTGAATGATACTTCTGGTTCAACAGCCTGGGGTAGTGGTATCGAACAAATCGTGGAAGCTTTTTATCGATTTGGTTTGCGTCCTTATTTTGAGCGTATTGAAGAGTCAGTTCGACTTAATCTGCTTGACCGTGTTGATTGGGACAAATACGAATTTGAATTCAAGATTAAAGACTTATTACGTGCATCAATTACTGCTCGAATTAGTAATAACAAATCGAGAATCGAAAGCGGACAAGCCACGATTAATGAGGTCCGTAAAGAAGAAGGGTTTAGTCCTGTTGAGGGTGGAGATAATTTAATGATAGCTGCGAACCTTATTGCCCTTGATCGCGCTGTAGCTGGAGGGGGGCAAAAAAATGAATCTTAGCATGCTCAAACTGCGTAACTCACAAGTGCAAAAGCCGGATGTTCAAATCCGGCTTTTGCCATTCTCAGATGTGAAATTACGCTTTGATGAAAATCAAGATAAAAATTCAGCATTCATATTTGAAGGCTACGCTGTCCGTTGGGACAGTGTGAATTCACATGGCGAACAATTTGTTAAAGGTGCCTTTGCAGATTTTATTAATGCCGTGAAAGCTGGAACCATGCGTTGCCACATGTATTACAACCACGGCCACCGTCATGACTGGATCAGTCCAGAGTATGCAATGCGGATTGGTAAGTGGCTTGAACTTGAAGAGGATGACATAGGTTTTAAGGTATCTGGCCGCCTCACACTTGGTTTAAGCCTTGCTAATAATGTTCGTGCAATGCTTGAAGATGGCACGATAGATGGTTTATCGATTGCCTTCTTTAATCCAGATCCGATGGATATTGAAGATATGGGGTCTTATATACGTATTAAGCGTGTAAGTCTTTATGAAATTAGTATTTGTGATGAACCTAGTGATCGTAATGCACGAGTAACTGATGCGGATATTCGTAATATTCAAACAGAACAGGACATGAAACTTTACCTAGAGCGAAAGTTCAACATTGATGACATTGCAGCCACAAATTTAATTAAGCGTGCTCAAGAGTTTGGGCAGGTGAAATCAAAACCTCATGACCCATTTGCCTTTTTAGACAAGGTTTAAATTTTTTATCAAACATACATGACCGCCGAAAGGCGGTTTTCTTTTATTAAAGGAAAAATATATGACTGCTTATCAACAAACACCTGTTGCTCAATCTCTAAGTGTTTATGGTGATCTTTCTACCCGAAATACTACGGGTAATGGTAATCCTGCACCGCGCTCATTAGATGAACTTGCTGGGGAATTCCAACAACGTTTAACACAGTTGGATCAGTTGATTGCTGCTCGCCAGCAACAATTTGCCAATCTGCCTGAAAATGTTCGTCAAGAATTAGAGGCGCGATCAACTGAAATTCAGAAATTAGCGGCAGATATTGAACAAATTAAAACAGATTTAGTGAATGAAGCACGTTCACTACCACATGATGAACAGCATGATATTGCTGCAATCCTAATTCGAAATAAAGAATCAGTGGACCAGGCAGAAATCATGTTTAAGCGTTCTAAGCAAGTTTCTGAATCTGTAACGTTTGAAGGTATTAAAACGCGTAATATTATCACTCTTGCAGGTATTGAAAACAAAACAGCAAACGCGAATGCTGCTAAAGATATTACCAGTCGTACTGCTGTTTATCGCCCTTTAAATATTATTGATTTAATCAACTGGTTGCCAGTTGAAGGCGAAAAAGCATACTACTTACGCGAATCAAGTTTTAATATTTTGGCTGATATTATTCCTGAAGCTCAAGACAAACCTGAATCTGAATTGAAGTTAGGTATGCTTGAATTAAGTGTAGGGACTATTGCTCACTTCATTCGTGTATCAAAGCAAGCATTAAAAAATATGAATATGCTTGCAATGTATATTGAATCACGTATGGCGTATGGTGTCCGATTAAAACTTGAATACTATGTTGTAAATGGGCATACACCTGCTTCAGGACAACAAAAAATCTTTAGCGGGTTATTAGAAGACGGTAACTTTGTAACAGTAACCACTGCTACTGATGACACTGCAATTGATGTACTAAATAAAGCGAAATATAAAGCTGCTGCTACATTTATTCAGCCTGATTGTACAATTTTAAACCCTGAAGATTGGGGGAAAATTGAACGTATCAAAGGTGGTGATGGGCATTATATTTTTGGTTCACCTGGTGCTGTTGTCCAGCCAGTATTATGGGGTGTTCCTGTTGTATTTAGTGCGACTATGCCAGTTACTAAATATTGGACAGGTCCTTTAAATTATGCTTTTGAAGGATACCTTGATGAAAACGTTGATATTATCGTCTCTACAGAAGATAGTAATAACGTAACTAAGAACTTAGTAACTGTACTGGCCGAAGTTGATGGCTCTGGTGCAGTAGTAATTCCTGATGCTTGTGTATCTGGTACTTTGCCTGAAGTAGTAGCAGAACCACCTGCTGGCGGTTAATTTTCAATAAAAGCAGCTTTTTAGCTGCTTTTTTTATGTTTTATGCAGATTTTTGGATTTTTTATTCAGAAATCTGCATTTTTCTTCATTTTTAGGACGTTTTTATGAGTGACTACATAACGCTTGATTTAGCGAAATCTCATTTACGTGTTTTGCATGCGCGTGATGATTCATACATTGAGTTACTGATCAAAGCGGCTTTGAAAGCAGTAAGAAACTACATAGATAGAGATTTTGCCGAAGTTCAACTGAAGTGGGGAGTGCCTACGGACACTTTACCAGAAGATTTAATTTTTGCGGCTCTGTTGATCATTGGTGACATGTATCAAAACCGTGCAGCTCAAACAGATGCAGCTTTGTTTATCAATATGGCTTGTTCGCGTTTGATGGATCCTTATGTGAAAAAGGGGGTTAAATGATGTCTAGAACATTTATAAAAAGATTCGCAAGTACACACCCTAAATTCTTAACTGAAAGTATTTCAAAATTTCAGCGTCAAGAGTCTGTAGAGATACAAAGCCTTTCAACATTTACTGTTGAGGGAGAATCATGGCCTTATCAAGCTTTGGTTGTTTTTGAACGTCCTATTCAGATCAAAATAAGCGATGAACCACCTGAATATGTAAGACCTCCAATTAACTGTCGATGAGGTTTAACCATGCATGAAAAATTTGAAGCTTGGATTAAAGCCCAGCCATTTTATACAAAATTGATTTATATACATGGTGAACGCCTTTTCATCCGTGACAATGGTGAATATCAGATTTTTGCTATGGAAGTAGCACTTCAAGCTTGGCGTGAAAATTATGAAGGTCGCTTATTGGCTATTTCATTATTTGAAACCAAATCTAAGACGGTTGAAAGCCTATTAAAAAAAGGTAAAAAGCAGCAACAGGAAATTGATTTAATTCAATGTAATTGTCCTGGCTGTATGCGTCAGAAACTTAACTTAGGTGGTTATCAGCCATGTAGTTGTAAAAATATCACGGTGTGTTCTCCACCAAAGAAACCATAGGTGATTCATGCAATCTGGTAACCTAAATCAATATATTGAGGTTCAACAAAAAATGGTTGAACAAAAGCCTGATAAGTCTGGTGACCGTGAGGAAGTTTGGGTAAATATTTTTCCCATTTACGGCCATATTACTGATTCATCTGTACGTGATCTGATTGCAGCGGGTAAAGAACAATCTGCTGTAGCTTGTCGCATTCTGATTCGTCAATCAGATGTTTTGCCTGGCACAGATTGGACCAAATGCCGACTAGTTTGTGATGGGCTTTATTACCGAATTATCCGACCATTGCGTGACAATAAAACAGGCAATGAATATTTGACTTTAGCATGTGAGCAAGGGGTCTATAAATGGCAGGATTCCAACTAGAAGGGCTTGATGAAGTTCTTAAAAAAATGGATGAAATGGCTAAAAACATCCAAAAAAAGCATTTAAAGAAAGCCTTACGCGAAGGTGCAAAGATTGTTCAAAAATCAGCTAAAGAAAATGCTCAAAAAATTAATGACCCTAAAACAAGTGCTGATATTGCAAAAAATATTGTTATTCGCGCGGGTAAAACAGCAGATAAAAACTCTGTGAAGGTTCGTGTCGGGGTTAAAGATGGTGGTGAATTCTGGCGTCAGAACAAGAATGTTCAGCGTAAAGGTAAGAAACGACAGAAAAATCCACATTACACCTTTTTGGAAAATGATACTCGTCACTTTTGGTTGGTTGAGTTCGGAACAGCCAAAACTAAAGCACAGCCGTTTATGCGCCCAGCGTTAGAGTCAAATATTGACAGTGTGACAGAAGCGGTAGCCGCTAAGCTTAAAAAGGATATTTTGGGGGATATAAATTAATGTTGATTATCCCGCTAATTGAAATTTGTGAAAAAGATACCGTATTAGTAGAGCTTTTGACTGATGAGGCAGGTTTAAAAGTCAGTGAATTTGATGCCAATAATACAAATGGCGCTCCATATGTTTGTTGGCAGATTATTGATGCTAATCCTGAGCAATATTTATCTGCACCTTCAGATATGGATTCAATTTATGCACAAATTGATATCTATGCAGACACTAAAGGTTCAACACGGCAAATTGCACGACTGTTAAGAAAAAATATTGAAGAGTATTGCTATATAGAAAATTACACTGGAGTCGAGCGCGATTCCGAAACCAGCTTATACCGTATTCGGATTGATAGCCGATGGTATGAAGAACCTTAAATTTTAAAGACCGCTGAAAGGCGGTTTTTTTATGGAGAAAATATTATGGCGCGTCGTACGCAAGGCACTGGTGTTTGGTTTGTGGATGAAGTCCCTGCAACACCAGGTACTTTTGAATTGGTTGAAGTTGACTGTCCTTTAAACTTTAAACCAGGTACAGATTCAAAAGATCGAATCCAAACAACTTGTTTAAAGCAAGAGGAAAATAAAACCTATTTGGAAGGCGGTGGTCTTAAAGATCCTGGGCAATCAACGTTTGATGTTAATGCTGACCCACAAAAACCTTCACATGTTCGTCTCTACAATCTTTCTCTGTCGGGCAAAGCTGTTCAATGGATTGTCGGCTGGGCTGGGAAGACAAAAGGCAGTGTAAAAAATATTGTGCCAACTATTGATGCTCAAACTGGTGAAGTTACTTTACCTACAACTCGAAGCTGGAATAAGTTTGAAGGCTATGTAGATACTTTTCCTATGGATGTTGATGCAAACACAGTAGTCAAAAGTACCGTTACGATTCAACGCAATACTTCAGTTGAATGGATTCCTGAAACAGCTACCCCTTAACTTAAGTAATAGCCCCGAAAGGGGCTAATTTTTTGGAACTTAAAAAATGAATAAATTAAGTATTGAAGATATTTTATCTGGTGCTTTGGTTGGTAAACCTGAACTGATCGAAGTTCCCATTATTGTTGATGGTAAACCGCGTACATTTGAAACCCATATAAAAATTATGGATTATGAAACAGCCAAAGCTCAAATGAATGCTAATAATGAAGGACGAGAGGGTTTAGCTTGTATTTTAGCTGATTGCATTGTGACTGAAAGCGGTGAACCAATTTTCACAGAAGAACAAGTGCGTAAGAACTTCAATAAACATTTGATTCAAGCTATCTGGGATAAAATCATTGAAAAAAATTACTTGGGAAAGTCGAGTACACAGAAGACGAGTTTGCCGAACTCGAAATCTGGGCGGAACTTGTCCAAAACGGCATCGCGGGGGAGACGATCGCCGAAGCAAAAAAGAACCTTAGTTACAGAGAATTCATCTTCTGGCAACAGTATAGAAAAAGACGTGGAAGCCTCAACTTAGGGTTGCGTTTTGAACAGATAGTGGGTGAGTTGAAATACATGTTTGCGAAAGCCAATGATTTTGAAGTTGAAGATATCTATGACTTCTTACCGCATTTTGATGCGCCTGATATCAGCTTTGAAGAAGCAATGCAGCATTATCAATCCTAATGAGTGTTAATAATCTGGTTAAACATTCATATTTCTTTTTTGCTTTCAACATTAAATTAAGCGGGTAATTTGTGCTTTTTGAAAAATTGGGCTATTTTAATAGGGCATCGGCAAAATCCGATGTTTGGATTGGCGTCCAATTTCTCAAGGTATGTAAATACCGCAAATGCGGTTTTTTTACATCTATAGCATAGCCTTGCCTGCAATGGTGGGGTATGTGGAAGTATCGAAAGATACGCCAGACCCTTGAGACTGGTACGCCAATTCTGCATATCCTGCCACCCTAATGATTGGCGTCGTTTTGGTGGTGAAATATTTCTCTCAAGGAGTATTCATCATGAATACATTAGTTTTTCAATCTTCAACATTAGAACCAGTTCAATTATCAGATAATCAAATCTGGGTAACAGGAAGTGATTTAGCAAAAGCCTTGAACTATAAACAAGCTGATGCTGTTACTAAAATTTTTAATCGTAATAAAGAAGAATTTACCGAAAATATGACGCAAGTCATTGATAATCCCCACACGCCCAATTTGGGCGTACGGATTTTTAGCCTTCGTGGTTGCCATCTTATTGCAATGCTTTCGCGTACAGATGTTGCTAAAGCATTTCGCAAATGGGTGTTGGATGTTATAGAAAAAACAGAGGTTCAACTTAAACCCTCTGTTGCTATGGTGACTCAGGCAACTTATGACAAACTGGCTTTGAAATATCATCGAATTTTTCGGCAATATGACAATATGATTGACGATTTGAGAGTTCAGATCAGTTCAATGCAAAGTAAATGTCACCGCTATAATTTTGATATGCAACTTAATGCAATTCCTATTGAGCAAGTGGCAGAGAAAATGGGCCTTACAGTTTCAAGAGTTAAACATTTATTAATGATAAATGGCATTATCGAAGAACGGAACCCATACGTCGAGCTAGATAAGACTGTTATTAACATTACTGAACGCGGGAAAAAGCTTGATTTTGTATATTTAGATAGTTGTGTGGTAGATGGTGTTGCACAAGATTCTATAAACATTTCGAAAGATGGAATAACTTACTTGTATGAGTTGTTAAAATAGGTTCGACTAAACCACCCAAAAGGGTGGTTTTTTAATCTATAAATTAGTATCTTGAACTAAATAATAATTTAGGAAGAGATATGGCAATTAAGCCTTGTAAAGAATGTGGTGCTCCAGTTAGTGATAAAGCAGATGCTTGTCCAAAATGTGGTGCGAAAGTTAAGAAAATGGGATTATTGCTAAAAATAATATTATGGTTCTTCGCAATAACAATTGTTATGGGCGTTATTGGTAATTTATCCAAAGATAATAAAGGTTCGGTTAAAGATAAAGAATCAAGTGCTTCTAGTGCAGTTAATGATGATGAGAATAAAGCTGCTGGGTTGTCTTTTATAATCCAAGATCGAATCAAAAATAGTGCAAAAGATCCATCTTCAGTACAATTTAGAAATGAGCAATATCATCATGATAAGGATTATGGAGCAATTGCTTGTGGTGAATTTAATGGTAAAAATTCATTTGGTGCATACGGTGGATTTAAAGGCTATGTAGCCGTTGAAAAAGATGAAAAGTTATATATTGAAGATAGTGTTAATGCAAAGGAATTTCCAAAGAAATGGAATAAGTTTTGTGTGACACGATAGTAATTATGTTTTTAAGCCCTGCAAATGCAGGGTTTTTTAATGTCTGGAGAAAACTATGGCATCTGCTTCACTTGGGCGTTTAACGCTAGATTTGGTTGCTCAAATTGGTCAGTTTGTTGGACCAATGACTCAAGCTGAACGAAAAGCCAAAGAATCTACAGCCAAAATGGGTAAAGCCTTTTCTGATTTCAAAGATCAAATGAATGCTTCATTAGGGGGTACACAAATTGGTTCGGCTATTGATGGTATTGCTGGAAAACTGGGTGTTTTACGAGGTGGCGTTTTAACAGCAACAGCGTCATTAGCTGGTATGGCGGTTGGGGGTGTAGTTGTAGCTGCTGGTGCGTTAAGTCAGATGTCACTTGAATTAGCCAAAGCAGATGCAGAGCTGAACCGTTTATCAAGAAGAGCTGTGACTTCTGCTGAAAACTTTCAAATTGTTGCTGGTGCAGCAAGTGCATTTGGGGTTGAGCAAGATAAGTTAAGTGATATTTTGGCTGACACCTCTGAGAAGCTGGGCGAATATACCTCCACAAAAGGTGGCGGTGCAAAAGACTTTTTTGAAATGTTGGCTAACAACTCAAAAATGACAGCAAAAGAAATTGATGATTTTGCTAAAAAGCTTTCAACGATGGATACGGTTGATGCTTTGGGTCAAATGACTACCAAATTAGATGATATGGGCGCTACTGCCGCCGAGAAACGCTTTGTTCTGGAGTCTTTAGCTAGTGATTTGGGTGATTTGGCTCCATTGTTCGCAAATAACTCTGCATTAATTAAAGAATATGGTGATCAACTGCAAGAGGCTGGAGTAGTCCGAACTCAAGAAAGTATTGATAAATCATTATTACTTAATGCACAAACACAGGCGTTAGGAACACAGTTTCAAGGCTTTAAAAATCAGTTAGCTAGTCAAATGACGCCAGTGTTGAGCAATTTAATTCAATACTTTGTGGATGGCGCTGTTAAAAGTGGGAGCTTTGGAACTGTTTTAAGTGCGGTTGGTACAGTTGCAAAAGTCGTGGGTATTGCAATTGTTGGAGTTGCTAGTGCTGTTTCTGTGGTTATTCAGTCAATTAGCGGGTTTGCAAGTCTCATTAATCATGTTGGGGTAGTAGCGGCAAAATTAGATGCAGCTACTACTATTACTGATCAGATTAATGTTTTAAAAACTGGTTTTAGTGAAGGTAAAGAAATTTGGAATGGCTACGCGGCTGGGATCGATAAAACTCTAAAAAGCACAATGGATTTTGTGAGCAATGTTCAAACTAGCACAATGCCAACTTTAACTGGTCTGTCAGCAGCTCAATTAAAAGTTAACGAGGCGAACCTAGCAAATTCAAAAAGTACCATTACTGATACTGAAACTGCTAAGGAAAATGCAAAGGCTAAAGCAGAACAGGCCAAAGCAGCAGCTAAAGCAGCCAAAGCCCAGCAAGAACTTAATAAAATGGTCGGTGCATCTGCCCTTAATGGTTTGCGTATTAAAGGTGCTGAATCAATTGCTGGTGGACAAGTAAGAGCTTACACAGCTAATTTTGCACAGCTTGTTCAATCTGCATTGGGTAAAGACTTAACTAGATTTACAGCTTTTAATGATACCTATCACAAAGGTACAACCAGCAAACATGCGACAGGCAATGCTTTTGATTTTACTCTTGAGGATGTTAGTAAATCTGGTGAAGCTGTTACCCAACTTGAGCAAATAGCAAAACGTTACGGTTTTACTGTTAACGTGCTTGATGAATACAAGAAAAAGTCTGCACGAGCAACTGGTGGTCATATTCATGTTTCAGTTTTGGGTTATAAAGGTTCGGCTGATGCATTAAAAGATGCAAAAGCTGAACTTGATATTGTTGAAAAGGCAAATAATGACGCATTAAGGATTCATGATGAACGTGAAAGGAAACAACTAGCAATAGTTTCTAAATATTCAAATGTTGAACAAAAAATGGCATTGGATAATGAGGAATCTATTAAAGAGATTAAAATTGCTTATGCTGGTGATGATGAGTCAATTCAGAAGTACTTAAAAATTCAAGAGGAGGCTTATAAAAAGGATGTTTCAGCTTATCGACAAGCTCAGCAGGAGAAATTTGATAGTTATAAGAATGATCTTCTTGGCAAAATGGCTAATGCGGAAGATGCAATAGCATTGTCTGGTATTGCCAATAAATTTGGCAAAAACTCTTATGAATATCAAATGGCTGGTTTGACAACTTCTGTAAGACAGGAAAAGTCATATGAATTAGATGATTACACTAATGATGTAAATCAAATTAATAAAGATTATGACTCACCTGAAATGGCTACTCAGCGATATGAGTTACTTGAGCAAGCTAAAGCTGCTCATTTAGCAAATATGAAGGCATTGGATATTGAGTATCAAGACAGTTCAAAACAGTTGATTCAAGATCAGCATGAATCTCAATTAAATTTATATGGCTCACTTTTATCTCAAGCTTCAACGGTTTGGGGCAGCATGACTCAAATGGTTAAAGAAGCTAAAGGAGAAAACTCTAAAACATATAAAGCAATGTTTTTAGCTCAGCAGGGTATTGCTATTGCTCAGCAGATAATTAATACGGAACTTGCTGCAATGCAACCTATTGCACAAATGGGTATTTATGGTATTCCAGCTTCAACTTTAATTCGTGGTTTAGGTTACGCTTCGATCGCTGTAATTGGTGCGCAAACAATAGCAGGCTTTGCTGATGGAGGTTTTACTGGTTACGGTGGTAAATATGAAGCTGCGGGAATCGTTCACAAAGGTGAAGGTGTATTAACTCAAGAGGAAATTGCTGCTTTGGGTGGTCCTTCGGGGTTTAATGCATTGCGTCAATCAATCAAGAATGGATATGCCGATGGGGGTATTGTTAGTGAAACACCTTCTATATTTACCCAGAAAAATATTGAATCCACTAGACAGCGTGGGGGCGGTGTTAACGTGAATATTAATGTGCCTCCTGGTTACACGGCTAGAGAGCGTAGATTATCAAATGGCGATGTGACAATTGATATTGTACGTCAAGAAGTTGAACAAGCCTTTACCCGCTTAGGAACCCAGGCAAATAGTCATGAGTCGCAAATGATGCAACAAGGTTTTATGGTAGAACGCAATAGGGGGTAATTTTGGATAAGTTCATGCTTTGCCCCTTACAAGAGGGGTATGGCTTTACACCTGGCAATGATATACGGGAACAGCAAAATGAAGGGGGTATGCCAAGGCAGGCCCCCTTTTTTATCGGTTCGCCTCACTCTGTAACAGTTTCTGTTTTATTAAAAGATGATGAGGACCGGCAATATTTTTGGGCATTCTGGCGCACAAAACAACGTAAGCCAGAAAATTGGTTATGGGAGCTATCTTTAGACCACGGCATAGTTGAAGAGTGTGAATGTCGATTTACTTCTAGCTCTTTACCTGGTGAATCTAAACGAAATGGTGTTGTCGTTATGGTTAGTTTCCAGGTGCTTGTTAAGCCGATTAAACGTAGTGCGGAATTTGATCAAAATATCGTTAATTTGCGTCAAGGTGTCGAATCTGGAGAAACCAGTGAGATTGTAGACGATATCGAAAAAGTACCAAATGAATGGCTAGCTGATGCACTGGGAGCGAAAAAATGATTGAACTTACGCCTGAGCAGTTAGCTTTGCTTGATCAATCGGCAGGTCCTGTTGGTTGGCTTGAATCTGTTGAAATTACTCACCCGAATTGGCCGTATGTTTTACATTATGTGGTCAATTCTAGTGAGCCTATTTCATTAACCCATGAAGATGGGCAAACATTTGAATATGTTTATGTACCTTTAACCATAAACCGTGGTGGCGATGAAGATAATCTTGATCAAAAGCTTTCAGCAATCATTGGGGATGTTGGAACCATTATTCCCGATCTGATTAAGCTAGTGCTTCAAGATGAAGAGATTACACCGCCAATTTTAAATTATCGAGCTTATAACATGGGTCATTATGATGTTCCAGTGTGGGTTATCAAAGATTTAGAAATTGCTGTTGTTACTCGTGATCATCGTGGATCAAATATTGAATCGCAAGCACCTGGCTTAAATGATTGCGGAAATGGTGAAATTTATTCACCTAGTACTGATGAAAGCTTAGAAGGTTTTTATGCATGAACATTATCAAATTGTTTTACTGCAAATATGATCCTGAAAAATTTCATTGTGTCCATTTCGTTATAGAGGCAGCTAAACATATTTATGGGCTGGATTATTCACCTTGTTTTGTCGGTTTGGTTGGCTCATTAAGTGAATCTATTAAGACATCAAGGGAAACGGTTCATAGAAATAAGGCGTTAAAAAGGCCAAAAGAAGGTTGCATTGTACTAATGACATATATGAATGAAAGCTCCCATGTGGGGCTTTTTTTTCAGAACAAGATTTTTCATTTAAATGAGTGTGGTGTTCAGCGTGTAACTGTTGAGCAAGCCAAAATTTGGTTTAAACGGATTCGATACTATGAGCCGAATTTACATCATTAAAAATTCTTTAGAAGGTCATGTAAAAGAAACGGTTGAAACCGATAATATTTTGCATACTTTCCTACAGGAAAAGGCTAAACATCCCCAGGCTAAAATTTACAAGGGGAATCCTTGTCCAGAAAATGATATTACGCCAACAATCGCCGACATGTCATCTATTGCTCGTCTATTGGAGATAAGTGACGAGTGTACGATTGTCTGTTTTCCTGGTGAGTTGTCTTCGGTAGTAACATGGATTGCAACAAAGTTGATTGGGAAAGGGATTTCTGCTTTAGTCAAAGTTCCAAAGGCTCCAACGAATAACAGTTCGATGACGGGTTCGAGTAATAACAACTTATCGAATCCTGAAAACCGTCAACGAATTAAACAACGTGTACCGTATATTCTTGGTGCTCCAAAAGCTATACCAGATTTGTTTGCGCCTCCATATCGTTATTTTAAAGACGGAGTTGAGGTTGAGGAGCTTTTATTATGTGTTTGTGAAAACCCTGTAAAACTGTCTCAATTTAAGACTGGTGATACACCTATTCAGGAAATCCCTGGAACAAGTTTGTCAGCTTATGGGCTTAATCAATCCTTAGTTGGTACTGAAACGATTTTTAAATGGGGTGATTCTTTTACTGAAGCACCAATTATAGCCCGTCAAAATGAATCGATTAATGGTCAAACGGCATTACCGCCTAATAGTACTAGGGTAGAAGCTGGAGATATTTATTTTCAATATCCGAATATGATTAAGGCAAATAATCAAGGTACGGCAGATCGGTTTAACTCCTTCAATATAAATGAGTCATTAATTATTAGTGGTGCAAATTTCGGTATTGCTGATTTATCTATAACGGGTCAAGTGGATGTAGACCCAGCCAATAAAACATTTGGAATCAAAACGAATCAAAATGTCTTGGATTATCAAAATTACCGAAAGATTAATGTGACTTCTTTGCTAGTTAATGATCCTGTGGATGGACAGTTAGATTTAGCAGGGTTATACGATATTGATTCAGTTACCTATTCATCAAATGTGTATACGATTTATTTGAAGAATCCAGTGTCTACAAACACAAATTTTTCAAATGTGACTAAAGTTTTAACTTCAAATATTTCTGGGAATTTAACGGCCAATACTGCAAACATTTTTCTAGATGGTGAATATGTTATAACGGGTGTTGATACCACTAATAAGCAGATTACATTGGCAACACCAAGCGGAGTAAATTCTGATTGGACTAAGCTTCAAGATTTGCAAGATCAAAAGACTAGTACGGGCAATATCAAGTTACGTGGTAGCCAGGATAACTGGATTGGCTGGTTTACGATTGACTCACCTAAGGCAACAGGACTTTTGCTAAATTTCCAAGCTTTAAATGGAATATACCAAGGTTCAGATGCCAAATTTGTAGATATTTATGTTGAATACCAACAAGTTAAGTCTGGTACTCCGATGGGTGCTGTTTTTCATCAAACTTTACGCTTGAAAGGTAAAGCAAATAATCGTGACAGTGTAGGTGGCTCTATGTGGATTAATTTACCGTTCACTGGAGCAGTGCGTTTTAGAGCTAGACGAACCAATGATAATGGAGATGCTGTAGATTTATCTGATGAAGTTAAATTTTATACGGCATATGCGTATCGTTATTTATCGAAACTCGTATATGACAACCGGGTTTTAATACGACAACGTACACAAGCAACGCGTGCTGCAACTGCTGTTGATACAAGACAAACAAATTGTATTGCTGAAAGCCTAGTGTATTCATATCGTGGTGGTGTTAAAACCGCTGAACGCATCCCATCACGAAATATTGCTGATCTATGTATTGATTTAGCTTTGCATAAACGTATTGGTCGACGTTCGTTAAATGAAATCAATGTCGAAGAAATTTATCGAGTTTTTGACGATGTTGTTGATTATTTCGGTTCTGAAAAAATGGCCGAGTTTAATTACACGCTTGATAACGCAAATCAGTCTTTTGAAGAAATTTGTAGGATGTTTGCCGGGGTATCTGGATGTAATGAACGTCGATTAAATCGTGAGCTTTACTTTGATTTTGAAAAGGCAGGGCGACAACCGATTTTGTTATTTAATCACAGAAATAAGAAGGCTTTATCTGAAGTTAGAACATATAACTTTAAGATAGAAAATAATTATGATGGTGTCGAAATAACGTATGTCGATAGTGAAGCAGGATGGATAGAAAAGACTTTGAAAATCCCGAATGATCAAATTACTAATCCTAAAAAAATCGATGGTTACGGAATTGCCTATAAGGAGCAAGCCCATATCATTGGTTGGCGTGCCTGGAACAAACTGAAGTATCAGCGAATCAATTGTAAGTTTGACTGCTTTGCTGAAGGTGAACTTGCAGAACGTGGAGACCCGATCATTGTTGTTGATGATACTCGGTTACCTTTGGTTTTATTTGGCGATGGCTCAGTAACTTCTGGAGAAATTCTGGTCTGGAATGGCTTAAACATCGAGGTAAGTCAACCGTGTACTTTAACCGCGGGTCATGACTATATGATTCATCTTCAGATGAAAAGCGGCTTTACTGATCAAATTCCAATAAGCCAGGGCGCAAGTGAATACGAGCTTATTTTAGCACGTCCACCACTTGAAGCTCTGGTTACTGATGGTGAAGTAAAAACAGTTTATTCCATTACTGTCGACGATCGGCAAGATGATGAGTTATTCCTGGTCTCAAGCAAAAATCGAAATGGCGTTTTTGAAAACTCGCTTACAGCAACTAATTTAGATGAACGTTACTATCAAAATGATAAGGACATCATCAAAAACCTTATTTAACTCAAATGAAAATCAAGCCCTGCATTAAGCAGGGCTTTTTTTTGGAGAAAATTTTATGGCGATTCTTACACCAGAAACTTTTGAGAATATTCACAAAGATGCTGAAACATTTGAAGAAGTTATTAGTGGTGACGAGTTCAGCGATGTCATAAGTCGTCTTGGCCGAAAATATCCTACTCTCGCCAAAATGATGAAGATTTTGCAGCAAAGCGGTCAGCGCTCTTATGCAAATTACGCATTGTTTGAAGCTGATAAATCCAATATTCCAAGCAATACCACAGTACGTATTGCCGAAGGTGAAAATGCTGGATTGTTTGTTTGGGATGGTGCAAATTTAACAAAAGCAGAAGGTGATGTTGTTGAGCTTGTAAATGCGCTGTTAGACAAATTTCTAACTTCTGAAGAATCAGAAAATTTATTTGAATGGAAAGATAACGCTGGCAATGTTGTACTTGCTTTAAATAAAAAGGGCCAGCTTGTCTCGTATGATGAAGATACTAAACGTTCAATCTTGCTCACAAATCAGGAAGACATCAAAGAACTACAAAAGTTTGTCGATGAACTGAATCTGAACAATATCAGCGTACTGTTAAAGCTGCTTGCGACAAGCGATTCGAGTGATTTGTATACGTTTGAAGATAGCGACGGAAATATTGTCCTGCGATTAACAAAAAACGGCATGCTGCGCTCTGGTCAGATCGATGGGCTTCACAATGCTGTTGATGCACTTGAGTATTTGAAAAAACTGTCAAAGCAGTCAGATGACTCAAAACTGATTCGATTTGAAGATGCTGAAAAGAATTTATTAGGTTACGTCGATAAGTTCGGCAATTGGGTCTTCAACGGTGTCGATGTTTTAAATGAAATCAATGAATTGAAGAAGTTTAAAAACAAAGCGCAAGCTGTGACAGCACTCAAGCAAGTCGCAGTGAAAGCGCCAGAGTCTATCATTCAAATTTATCTGACAGATTTGCCGAATTTGCCCGATGCCAAGGGGACGACCGTATCTGGCAAGGGTGAATTCCATTTTGACGGCCAGTCATTTAGCTGTTTTGTGAAGCTCGAAGTGCAAGGCGCATCGAGTGCATCTTATGCGAAAAAGAATTGGAATATCGCATTCTTTTCAGATCAAGCTTTTACAAAATCGCTGGACGTCAAAATCGGTGATCTACTGCCGCACGATGAGCTCGTATTTAAGTCGAACTGGATTGATCACACCAACATCCGTAACGCAATGTGTTACCGATTGTGGGAGCAATTCACAGCGTCGAGAACAGGTTATCCACGTCTAGAGACCGAAAAACCCTACATTGGCAAAACAGGGAAAAGCGCATTACAAAGCGGAGCAAACGGAGTACCGCGTTTATATTCAGCCATACTATACATCAATGATGAGTTCTACGGCATCGGCTCGTTCGGAACTGCGAAGAAACGCAGTAACTACAATATCTCGAAAAACAAGCCGAAAGAAATCCATATCGGGATGGACGGATGGAATGACATCACGAATCTTGAAGTCACGAATCCGACGCTTTATGAAATGAAAGCACCGAGTACACCTACCGCCGATACATGGGCCGCGATTTCTAACTGGAATACATTTGCGCAGCTCAGCGATGCGAACTTTACAGCACAAGCGGATAATTATCTTGATAAGCAAAACGCGATTGATTTCATGATCTTTGCTGAGTTTGTGAAATGTAGAGACGTTGTAAGCCAAAACTCAGCGAAAAATTTCCAGTTTATTAGCTACGATGGAAAAAAATTCATGTTTATGCCTCATGACATGGATACCGTCTTCGGCCTTGAGTGGACTGGTGCTGTCGTATACGACGACACAACAGGCTCACAACTTGTTTGGAATAGTTCAAGCTCGTTCTGGCGCAAAGTCAAAGCCACATATAACACAGACATCGAGGCACGATATAAGCAATTGCGCGATCAGAAAATCATTTCAGTTGAGAACATCTATAACCTATCGACTGATCTTTTTTCAAAATTTTCGATCAGCGTTGTTGAGCTAGAGTTGGCCCGTTGGCCCGTCCGTCCTTCTTTGAACATCACGAGCTTAGAACAAATTTTGACGTGGACAAAAAAGCGTATTGCATTTTTAGATACATACTTCAATTACACAGCTTAAGCGCAGGAGCAATCAATCATGTCATGCACAGTGTTTAAATCGACAAACCCAGTCGATCAATCAATTAATGTTTTCCCGCCGAAAGGATATATTAGCAGCGTACGGATTGTCCGCAACTATGATGTCGAGAATGGGAATATTTTTAAGTTTCGCAATGACAATACTAAAGAGTTTAAAGTCGTTGGCGGCACAATTACTTGTCCTTCGCAAGGTGTAACTACTCCAGTGACAGAGGTCGTTCTCGGTACAGTTAGGGATATCTTTTTAAAACTCGATGAAGGACGTGAATTTGCGTACTTAGCATGGAAAGATAAAGATCGTATCATGGGCGTAAATAGTGATGACGGCAGTGCTTTTTATGGCGCAATTGCGGACTATTCGCTAGGTCTGCACGCGGAAGATGTCGTATCCATTAATGGTATTTGCCTCTCCAGTGGAAGTTTTAATCAGCGTGTTAATGCATGGGATGTTTCAGAGGTAGTTGATGTAGGTTTTACTTTTGCAGAAGCAATAAACTTTGATCGAGAAATTAATTGGTATGCACCGAAACTTCAATGGATGAACAGCTTTCTTCTTAATGCGAAGAAATTCAATAAGGATATTACGTTAAGAGCAGCTAAGCCCAAATGGATGAATTCTTTCTTAGAGAACGCCTCTTCATTTAACTCTAAAATAAATGTCGATACATCGGAGTGTGATAATTTCTCTGGAATGTTTATGGCTGCATCGAAATTTAACCAACCCATCAATTTCAATTTTGGCAAAGCAATGTTTCTAAATAACTTTTTGAACGGGGCCAGAGAGTTTAATCAGCCCGTTGATTTCGGGAACATGCCGCTGTTAACAGAAGCATATTACTTGTTTGCTGGTTCTAAGATGAACAGCCCTATAAAATTCAATGCACCAAATCTGACAGATGCTTCGGGATGGTTCTCAGAAAACACTGTATTCAATAGCACGATCACGGGCAGCTTTCGTTCTGTGGTGTCGATGGCATATATGTTTTGGTATGCATCATCTTTCAATCAACCGATCAACGATTGGGATATTCGAAATGTGTTGAACTTCACAGGATTTTTGACTGCTGCGACATCTTTTAACCAAGATTTATCTTCGTGGCCAGCCAAGTTCAACGTCAATGCGAATATTGAAGGTGTATCGGTTGCGCCGAACTGGTCTACCGAAAACTATGATAAATATTTGAATGCACTGTGGCTCGATGTCGGCACAACGCGACGAAACGAATGGGCAAATGGTACAAGCCCGCGTGTTGTGCTTGCATCAGCAAAACGATCAGCTGCGAGTCAAGCAGCAGCTAGTGGGCTGATCGGTGCGGGATGGACGATTATTGATGGAGGTCTAGCTTAATGGACGTTAAAACTTACACAATGGCTGATGGTCAATATTTTAAAGTCATTAATAAAAGCACCAATGCAGTTATCATTTATGGTGAGTTAACTGAATCAAATCAATTGGTAACTATTCATAAAGTTGAATTTATCTCTGAAGAGCAATATGAATCTGAACGACCAAAGCCTGAGTTACCCTCTTTGAGAGGTAATGTTTTAGCATGAAAATCAATCGTTTATTTGTAGTTGGGGATTTGCACGGTAGCTACGATAATCTATGTCGGCATCTTGTCGATATAGATTTCGACTTTAAACATGATCTTTTGATTTCTGTCGGTGATTTAGTTGATCGCGGTAAAAAGAGTCTAGAATGTCTAAACCTACTCAATAAACCTTGGTTTAAAGCTGTTCGCGGCAATCATGAACAGATGTGTATAGACGGTATGCTTAATCATAAGATTCGCAATATACACAAAGATGAGCGTAACGGTGGGGAGTGGTTTTATAAATTATCTAAGACTGAACAGAAAAGAATTGTTGAGTTGTTAAAAGAAATACCACTATATCTTGAGATTGAATATAAAGGGGAGCTAATCGGTTTTGTTCATGCAAATGTTGAACAAAATGATTGGCTTGAATTTAAAGATTCATTCAATCAAAAAGATATTGATGATGTGATTTTAGCAATGAACCAAACATTGTGGTCAAGAAATCGTTTTAATGACGAAACTGGAGCTTATCAAAAAGTTAAAAATATTGACCGTATTTATCTTGGACACACTATTGTTGATTATCCTGTCATAAAGCATAACTGTCATTTCATTGATACAGGAGCATATAAAACTGGAAATCTAACCATAGTGGAAATATAAATCCAACATTAAACAGCACCCAATCGGGTGCTTTTTTTATTGCCAGTTTCTGGAGAAATGGGTATGGCAGAACCAGCAACATCAACAAGCACAGCAACTTATGGTTTAGCAACAAATGTGGCAGGGGGTACGATGGCATTACTTGGCGGTCTTTCAACTACTGAATGGATGGCTGTTTTAGGCGGGATTTGTGCTGTGGTTGGTTTAGTAATTCAGGCGATTTCTGCATATCGCAAAGATCAGCGTGATGAAGAATTACATAAGAAAATAATGGGTGAAGAAAATCATGACAAACAAGACTAAACTTCTTGTAATTGGTTCAACTATAGCCGCCTCAATGGGCGGTTTTTTTATTTTTGGGCCTAGTGATCAGCAAGTTCAGGCTACGGCTGTAAAAGAAGGTTACACACCTAAACCGATTATACCTGTGAAGGGTGACCGTCCGACTATTGGCAATGGCACCACATTCTACCCGGATGGCCGTGCTGTAACGATGAGTGACCCAGCTATTACTCGAAAGCAGGCTTTTGAGTATCTGAAATTCACAATGAATAAGGATGCACGAGCATTCAACAAAACATTGCTGAATATTCCAATTTCACAAGCTGAATATGATCTATACCTTGATTTTACTTATCAATATGGAATCGGTGCCTGGTCTGGTTCATCAATGCTGAAGAATCTAAAGGTGGGGAAATATAAGGCAGCATGTGAATCGTTATTGAAATGGAAATACGTTGCAAAGCGTGATTGTTCTATCCGTTCCAATGGTTGTTTTGGGGTTTGGGTTCGCCAGGAAGAGCGCTATCAAAAATGCATGGGGGCTAATTCATGACTTGGATTTTATTAAATAAACGATGGTCTTTAATTATCCTCTTGACGGTTCTTTATTTCATCCAAATTGGATACACCAATTACCTGGCGGGAAAGTTAAAACAAGCCGACCAGCAATGCATAGCCCAAATACAAGATATTGAGCGTAAGCAGGTAAAAGCACTTGCTGAAGCACAAAATGAGCTAAATAAAGTGAGTGCCGATTATGAGCAATATAAATCAGAGCAACGTACAAAAGTCGAATATGTTGAGCGTGAAGTGCAAAAGATCGTTGAACGTCCTATTTATAAGTCTGCTTGTATTGACGCTGATGGCATGCAGCAAATCAACGATCTTATCAAAGCCGGTAATACCAGCTAACCTAATGCAACCATGCCCTAATTTGAATGAATTAGCTGGCACAACGGGCAAAGATTGGATGATTTGGTCTGTTGATACTGTATCTAAATATAATGATTGTAAAGCCCGTCATGGTGGAGTTGTAAAAGCCCTCAATTGAGGGCTTTCATTTTTAATGCAAATAATTAACAAATTTTATAATTAAAAATTACTTTAAAGGTATAAATGCATGTGCTATAAGTTGTAAAACAATAAATAAGGAATAGAGGAATATATGGTCAATAAAATTCGTCGAATTAATTGAAAAAAATTTAACCTAATTTTTAAACATGATGTATAATCGTCGTCCAAATTTTAACTTTTTGTAAAGATTCATTGAATTTTCACAAATAATAGCTATATACATAGTACGGGGTCAAATTTTGGACGAAGCCATTAAAGATATCTATTTGCGTGTTTTGAACATTGCAAATAAATTTTTATCTCAAAGTAAGATTGTATCACTCAATATTGAATACTTGAGTACCATTGACCCTAGTGCGCAGGAAGTCGCGAGTATTATGCAACAATTAGCTAATATTCTCGAAGATCTTGAGTGTGATGATCCTAATATTACTTTAAATGTACGCCAATGCATTTGGGTGATTGAAGGGATCGCAAATGCCATAGTGGCAGGTGAGTCTGGCGAAGAGCTTCAAAAGCTATACGCTATGCTCGAAAAACATGTAAATGTACCTGTGCCATTATAGATTTAAATTGACTGAGGAATGATCATGAAAAACTTTAAAGAAATCCGTCGTGACTATTTGATTAAAAAAGCAAACAAATTGTTAGATCGCGCAGATTTGTTGGTTGATCGTATTATTGCAAATGCGCACACCGCTGAAAAAGCAAAAACAGAAAAAGCTGCATAATTTTTCTGTATGAAGATTTAAAAACCGCTATTTTTAGCGGTTTTTACTTTTTATAGATATTAGTTATTTATTGTCAACATACCTTCAAACGTAAAATAATTATTAGATTTCAAGTTCTGAGACATCGACCACGATCGGTTTTGATACATACTCCCACCAAAACCCAGTTTGAACTTTCCGAATTTACCTTGTATCCCTTCAATCGCCTGCATCAAATTTTCTGTTTTTTCTAAGTCTCTATAATCGGTTAGCAAGTCATAAGTATAAGTGTGCTTGCTCTCCAGTGCAGTCAAAACTACCCCACATTTTTTAAAATCCACTCCAGGCTTATAAATATATTCCATCATTCTTGTTGTTGCTTTTACAAGCTTTCTGACATCGTCAGTAGGTACTGCAAAAGACTGAGATAATTCTTTTTTATAATATGGTTTATTCACATCAAATGGGCTTGAGTGAGCAAAGCCAATAATGCAGCCGCATAGAGCTTCATCTTTTCTAATGCGGGTGATGAAATTATTTGCTTTCGAGAGGGTGGTGTGTCTTCAATTTCAATGCAAGCAATACCGTTTAGCTCCAGCACTGTACGCTTCATAACGACACTAAACAATGATTCCATGTGATATGGGTTTGACATCATAAGATCATAAACTTTAGTAATTCCCATTGATTCAAGCTTTTTAGCATGCTGGCGGCCAACGCCCCAAACTTCAGAAACGCAGGTCTGTTTATAAAGCAAATCTCTTATATTGGTTGGGAACGATGTAAGGTTACATACGCCATCAAATGTTTTATAAGTCTTTGCAAGATGATTAGCCATTTTAGCTTCAGTCTTACTTCGGCCAATGCCCACGCATACGGGCAGACCGATCCATTGCCATACTCGATTTTTCATTAGCCTGGCATAAGCGTCTAAATCATAGTGCTGTTTGTATGCTGTGAGTTCTAGGAAAGCTTCATCAATGCTATAAGTTTCATGTTCTTTGTCAGTAACAAACTGCTTTAAAATTGCATGAAATCTTTTGCTCATTTCTGCATAAACGGGGTAATTGCTTGAGAGGACAGCTACATTATGTCGTTTTACTAAATCAATAATTTTAAATAAAGGGTCGCCCATTTTTATGCCAATGGCTTTAGCTTCTTGCGAACGTGCAACAGCACAACCATCGTTGTTCGATAAAACAATGACAGGTTTATTTATTAAATGTGGATTGAAAAAACGTTCTATACTTGCATAGCAGTTATTCACGTCCACCAAACAAAAAATTCGCGGTTTCATTTCAAAAATTGATTACGTAACAAAATCAAGTTTTATGGTAGAGATGAGGTCAAAAAAATTCAAATTTTAAAAATCTTTGGAAATCAGGGACGCGACAATTAAAGTCGCAATGCGAGATGCATTTGGTCGGAAATTCTACAATTCAAATCATGTATACGTGATTAAGATTAATTTAGTCATGACAGGTTTTTTGACAGGCATATCTCAAAGACAGTAAAATACAATTCAGGCAAGGGGATGTAAGTTATTGATTTTTAAAGTCGGTAATTTAATAGTAATTGATAGTGTTTGATTGTTTCGGGTTCAACTCCCGCCATCTTCGTGAAAAGCCCTGAAACGAAAGTTTCGGGGTTTTCTCTTTTTAAGATTCAAATTATTAAATCATCTATGCGATGAAGAACGTACCTACAGCCCCAATTGCTAGACCTTTCTTTTTCTAAATCATCTATGCGATGAAGAACCTAAGAAAAACCCAATGGAATCAAAGGCTTAATTTTCTAAATCATCTATGCGATGAAGAACATTTATTAGCTAAAGGTTGACAGCGTTGTTGTTTTCTAAATCATCTATGCGATGAAGAACATTGTATGTGTATAAAACTTCATAGCCATGTCTTTCTAAATCATCTATGCGATGAAGAACGATCATTTTTATTGCACTGACCTGCATCAAGTTTTCTAAATCATCTATGCGATGAAGAACTCCGAAGCATCACCAATCTTTTCATACTGTGATTTCTAAATCATCTATGCGATGAAGAACATAAACGTACAAATGGAATGACTTTACCGTTTTTTCTAAATCATCTATGCGATGAAGAACTTTAACATCAGTGCTCATTATGCGAATTGGAATTTCTAAATCATCTATGCGATGAAGAACTAACAGCTTGTAGTTCTGCGTTACGTTTTTCATTTCTAAATCATCTATGCGATGAAGAACTCCGAAGCAGAGTACCAAATTGCCAATGAGCAAGGCTGCCGTATATCTTTAACACCTTACAATAGAGATGAAGTGCCTACTTGGTCTTATGATTATGGCTTTGGCGTGATGCAAAAATAG